TGAAGAAACAACCTGATGAAATTACAGCGTGTTTTTTGGAGTGTGTTTTAATGCCAAACGGTGAAATTATAAGCAAAGGAAAAACAATCGGCTGGTTTAAAGATTTTAAGGAATACTTGCATAAGCTAGGAGAAAAATCCCAATGACCCCGCCCAGCCTAGAGCCTTTGGATGAACATAAAATATACGATGAGCTTATACAAGATAAAACTTTGACTGGAACGCTTTTTCAAAGCCAAATAAGAGGTATTGCAAAATTGATTTGTGCCCGCTTCGGCGCTTCTGGGCAGAAAGGTTATGACGAGAAGGCAATGACAGTCGCTTATGATTCCGGATATGCGACTGGGTATGAGGCTTGCAAGTCTGGGCAGAGGGGGGTGAAGTTTCCATCAAAAGTAATTTTAACTCACGTTCATGACCCTGGTGGATGTATGTGTAGTTATTGTGCGAAAGGTAGAGTTTGGAATGAAGCCATCAACGCCTGCCAGCAGGCTTTCGAGGAAGCTCAGAACTCCGCCAGGCTGACGGACGGGTGAGAGATAAAAAATAAACTTTTACCAAACATTAATCGTAACTAATATAATGCCAATAAGACAACCATTTATAAATTCCCACACCTTATGAACTACAGCATTGGCAAAAAATGGCGTATTAGATAACTTAAATAATCCAAGGATTATCACTGGTGAAGCAATCTGCCAATAAGTCCAGCCAAATACCAGAGAAGGAATAATAAAAGCTGTAAAAACCAATGCTTTTATTGGCCAAGGCGTTTTTTCTCCGTAAGGCAGGTGCATGGCCCCAATCAGCAAAACGACGTAAACAATACACCGCCAAACCTCAAATCCAGCCATCAGAGCTATGCCACCCAGGATCACTGGAAGAAGGAACCTGCGGAGCCACTTAAATTTATAACCTCCCAAAGCAAAAAGCGATCCTCCAACAGTCATAGCTAATATAATTAATAATTCATGCAATTATTTCTTCTCCTAGTTTCCCATGATTTTTTTAAATTTGAAGAACATTTTCCTTTGCAAAATTCAGATTTACCTGATTTTCTAGTCCAGAATAATTCTTTACATTTCTTACAAATTCTTACTATATAAGTTTTATAATCACGAGAAATTATGGATATTTTATCTCCCACTTTTATTGGCTGCGGGAATGGCAAAGAATCAATTTGTTTATATTTAGTTATACTTGGTCTCTTGACCCCTTTGCAATGTAATTTTGTGTGTTGTCCCCGATTCATTAATTTCAAATTTTCTATTCTATTATCATTTTTAATCCCATTAATATGATGAACAATTTCTCCTGGCTTAAGATAGCGACCAAGACATTTTTCTATGACAAGAATATGTTCTAATATATATTTATTACTTTTATTAAGTACTTTAGGATGATTAGGAGACAATACTTCTATATATCCAGCTATATGTTTTCTTATTCCACCTTTCCAACATGAATGCTTTTCTCCAATTTGAAATCTATTCGAGCATAATTTTGAACAGAATTTTTTTGAATAATGTCCACTTTTTTTGGGAGTATTCTATTATCACAATAATCACAGAATTTCATTACTCTGATTCTACCTATAATCTTTTTAACCCTTTTATTAATCATCTCCTTTGATTGTTTTTTACCATTCCAATATCCAACATGACCTTTTTGAAATGTCATTTAAACACCTTAAACCTTTTTTTGTGATGAACCATCCATTTGCGGTATTCTTTCAGCTCATTGACATCATCGACCTTGATCTTGTCTTTTGGAATCTCGGCTAAGACCTGAACCTTAGTAACGAATTTCTCCGCCTGATCGATGTAATCCTCAGCTTCTTTCAGTGCCGAGTTGGTACGCTTTTCGAGATAGAGACGATAGTTTGCCTCACGCTTCGCAGGATCGTTGAAGTCCCTAATCATCCCGAAAATCTCTTTGGCCAAATTCACTATGGAATCGGCGAGCGGGTTCATGTTAATCTTCATCCGGCACGTTTAATGCCGCACGAATAGCAGAACATATCGGCAAAACGACGGTATCATCGAACTTACCAGGCGACTTGGCCACCTTGTCTTCGATGAAATCTAAAAAGTTATCAACGCCATCTTTGATGACCTCGGGGGTCAACATTTTCAACAAAGCTGTTATGAGACTTCCGATCAATGTGGTTTTCATTTTCGTTTCCTTTTCTTTGAGTAATTTTGTTTATACGAGTATTCGAGCAAATTATTGACCTTTATCCTCAATTTTTTGCACAGGTCAACAATGGAAATTTCGAGCTGAACGACAGCCTTGAGTTCGTGCAGGAACTGCGTCCTCGTCACTGCTTGACTTCTTTATAAACTTGTTTAAGCATTGTTAAAATTTCCGCAGCTTGCACTTTCTGTACGGTTTGCTCAGCCTTTATATCGTCGATTTTATCTTCAAGTTTTTGTACTTCCTGTTCAATCTTTTGTTCAATTCTTATGGATTTATCGTCATCAGCTTTTTTGTATTCATATCTTATCTCAGTGTCGCCTTTTTCTCTCGCCTTATCATTAGCAACCACGTAACCGACCATCGTAAGCATCCCGCCAACACATACCACTGACATTATCCAAAACCCAAGTTGCCATTTCGCATTATCTTGATTCATTTTTATCCTCTAGGGCAAAGTCTGAATATCTGTTATCAATAAAATTATATTTTCACGCATTGCCTGAAAATAATTCCTGATGTTTTGTAAATCAGCGATAGTAATTTCTTTTTTAACAATATTAATTTGAAGTCCTGTTTCAACATCAAACTCCCGACAGTTTAAATACACCACACCTTGTTCTCTCGTCAGAAAAACGGTGTTATTAGCCTTTCTGCGGGTATAGCTTTCGATAGTGCAGGCGGCGTAGAGATTACCAGTTAGAAGCATACAGATACATACGGCTAGTATTATTTTTTTCATAAAATATCCTATTCTGATGAGTGACACCAATAGCTTATAACATCTGAATCAATGTCACCTGAAAAAGTTGTTAAAACTACCGTTGTTGTTGTTGATACGGCCCGACACCCGAGTAACTGCGTCTCATTGCCACAGCCACATGCAGGAGCATTCGTAAATGCTGGCACACTAAATGTCAATGTGCAAGCTGTTGTCGCTCCTGACCCAATCGTGACCTTGCCAGCATGATCTGTTGATTCTGCTGATACTGACGGCGTTGTGCCACAAGATGAAGCCGCCGGGGCGGTGTCTACATACTCAAGGTGGCCTTCATCAAGCTGTACAACTACAGCAGGGCTTCTATTCGTCGTTCCTGCCCCTTGCCCAGAATTGACTGTGGCAAACTGAATCTTACTTTCACCATTTCCGGTAGCGATTGCGCCGTCTAAAATTAAATCACCGCCATTTTTATCTGTGGCGCCAGAAGTAGCCCCTCCAGCTTCAATCGTCAAATTATTCCCTGCTGTATTCGCCGTCGTATGTCTTGCCATCCACATCTTACGGGCTGAGTTGCCATCAATATTTATATCATTTGTAGTGTCTAATGTCGTGGATAAATTAAGTTTACCGTCAAAGCGGGCCACACCCTGGTCTAACCATATCCCATACGGATTCGTTATTGCCGCTGTGCCGCTTGTTAACGGCTGGCTATTGATATACAATGTCGCCGCATTAGTAACCGTTCTCGTCGTTGTCACAGCTGTTAAGGTAGGAGCGGCCATAATATTAGGCCTGACATTAACAATATTAGCCGCAATAGTTTGGGTATAAGCGGCTGAATTAAAGTTGATGAGTTCAACGTTTGAGGATGTGGCAGGACGAGCTGTCGAAATTAATGTAGCAGTTATCGAAGCTGAATCTGAACCAAATACAGAATCTTCATCGATTCCTAATGTACCGGCACCGATACGCAAGGCGTAAGGATTGCCAATATTTATAGAGCCCTCGCCAGTCATCGTTGGCTCATTATCAATATATACTGTGGCATTGTTACTGATTTCAGTTTCAGCAAAACCAGTCGTTGAAAATATTGGAGCTAAAAATTTGTTTTGAAACCAATCTGTTATCATTGTGCCTTCTACAACCTCAATACTTTGAGAATCTGAAAGAAATCTAGGTAATTCTACGGCGGCACCAATATAATCTGGCTTATCAAGCTCAAGCTCAGCTGTTGGAGAAACTCCCATCCCGATATTTCCCGTTGTTCCATCAACGATAAAAGCAGTGTCATAACCCGAAGCTTCCACTCTAAAATCAGTTATATTGCCAGCATCATTAAATACTGCCCCGCCAGTACTCCCAAAAGTTATCTGGTCTATGCCTCCAGAACTTTCTAGCACAAAAGGCAAAGTTGTCTGAGTGGCATTGCTTTGAATCAACATCTGAATTTCATCAGCGTCACCATTGATTGCTAGTTTTGCCGCTAAGGTTGCCGCAGAACCTATTTCAACATCATCGGTAGAGGTACCTAATCGTACCTCTGTCCCGTCATCTGTCCAGCCTCCGCCTGATGTATGTGTATGCCCTGGGTCAGCACCAGAAGTAACATTGGCCCCTGTCACTGTCGTGGCCCCAACAGTACCAGTGACAGTAAGGCCATTTGTCATTGTAAATAATTCTGAAGCGTTAACACTAAGAGATACATCTGTGCCAGCAGGGCTGGCCTCCCAAGAAATTACTTCTGCGTTACCTAACCTGAAAACTCCAGAATCACCAGGGTCAGCAACATCAGATTTAAAAATATCTGCCGTTATATTCCCATCGATTACTACTGTCCCGCCATCAGAGACAAAAGTATGGTCTGTAATATCCGCTGACCCATAATCCATGTCAACAGCCCCAACGCCATCGAGAAGATCTATCAGAACCGTTGGAGATGTCAACTGTGTTGCTGAGAAAGTACCCATGACCCAACCGGTTGTTGTAACACTGTCATCAATTGTTGGTGCGCCCCACGTACCGCCTAATTCACCACCTGGCGTCGTTCCTACAACGATTTCAGCGCTCAAAGAAGCATTGGTAGTGCCTACGAGGTAATCGGCGTCTGTGGGAGCATAAACCGTCAAAGCCGTACAGCTTTCTACCGCCCCTAATGTATCTACCCCTAACGGATATGAACCAGCCGCACAGTTTGCTCCGTTAGCAGCTAAAGCAACCGCCGTATCGGCGTCAATGACATTCGCCGCCGCTGTCATAGTTTTATTCGTTAAAGTATCCGTAGTGTCTTTACCGATAAGAGTATCTGTTGCGTTAGGTAAAGTTATGGTTTTATCCGTAGTGGCAGGGTCAGGGATAGCAATAAACATTTCAATCGTATTTGCTGTTGCCCCTTCGCATACAAGGCCGTTTATACCGAAAACACAGGCATTTGCACCAAGTCCTACATCACCGCTTAAGGCTTGCGAATAATCAAAAGCTAATGCTGACACTGTACCCTCAGCGGCAACGTTACCGCCAGTGAGACCGGTAAGAACGCTTGTGGTCACCGCAGCAACATAGTTTCCAGAAGTTTCTGTCGTTAAGGCAACGCAATCTGTACAGGCAACACCCGTAGCATTTCCGGCTTCGGCGTCACCTGCTGCATAATTTCCTGTTGTATCTGTCGTTAATGCTACCGAATCATTTGCGGCGGCGGTTGATTCTCCTGAAGAATTTCCGTAAGCAGTGTACTGCAATGCCGGCGTAGCGGCATTATCGCAGTATTGTAGGGGCGTGGTGTGGACTTGGGCTTTACCTTGAGTTGACGCCCCACAAGTCAGTGCCCCAGATAATAAAAAGTCAGCTTCGTTAGAGGCCGCTGTTACTGTAACTGTGCCAGACGTTCCTCCACCAGAGATACCAGCACCAGCTGTGACGCCCTCGATGTCACCAGTACCAGAATTTTGACTTAAAGTTTCAAGAGCCCCTTGGACAGTAATGTTTGATGTACCTAAAATTCCTTGAAATCTAAATGGAGCCGTTAATATTTCAAATGCTGTGTTTGGTGAACCCGTATTAAAATTACCACCAAATTGCTGAGCATAAATATTGTTTACAAAGATAAATAAATAACATATAATAATAATTGCAAAAGAGGGTACGGATTTTTTATATCTAAAATTAGCGGTGAGTAAGTCTTGAGAATTTAACCGTTCTCTCTTTTGCGGACTGAAAACCGCTTTTATTTTTTTTAGGATAATATGAAAGATAAACATGGCAGATTCTGCAAAGGACATAAGCCTACAAATGGCTTCAAGAAAGGGCAAGTTGCCTGGAATAAAACTGAACATATTATTAAAAAATGTTTTATTTGTAAAAAACATTTTAATGTAAGGCCTTGTGAAAATTATAGAAAATATTGCTCTATGGAATGTACTGGTATTTCTAAGAAGGGAAAGCCATCGTGGATGAAAGGTAAAGGCATTAAAACAAATGATGCTCTTAGAAAATGGCGCGAGAATGGCGGACGACCTTGGAATAATAATTTTAAAAATTGTTTTTCTGATGAAACTATAAAAAAAATGAGCAAAATGAGAAAGGGCAATAAATATGCTTGGAAAGGGGGAAGAATAAATTTCAGAGGATATGTTATGATATTTGCACCAAAACATCCATTTCTTAACCATATGGCTGGATATGTGTTTGAACATAGACGTATCGTAGAAATTTCAATTAATAGATATCTTCTTAAAACTGAAAAAGTCCATCATGTTGATGAAATTAAGAATAATAATTCCCCTAATAATCTTATAGCTTTTACTTCCGAATCTGCTCATCAACGTTTTCATAATAATCCTAACAATGTTAAGCCTGAAGAAATTATTTTTGATGGAAGGAAATTAGTCAAAAATTAAAATCTCTATTATACAGCCAGCCACAGTTGATCTAGCAAAAAATCCGTTACATGGACCAAATGTATCTGCTGAACCACTTGACGACATACTCATAAAGCCAGAGCCAGCCGATGCTCCTGAATCCGGGCTAGAACTTAAAGCTATGTCAAAAGGTCTTGGAACATGAGTTGGTGATCCATTCGAATCGTACGTGATTCTAGATTTTATACGAAAACCTCTTATTGCTCTTGCTTGTGATTCAGTTAAAACTTCGTACCAAGTATTTGCCAACGTCAATTCGACAACTACGATCCTTCCAGTTTTTGCAACATAGTCCATCACTCCACCCCATACTTTTTTAGGTAGTTTCTTTCTTAAAATTGTGATGAACATTACAGCGACGAGAACAAAATTTATTTTTTTGCCATTGCTTCATCTGTTTTTCAATTCCGCAATTTAAACATTTCATAATCCTATTTTTTTGTGGTCTTGTTTTCCGTCCAGGCATGTTATTGTGAATACGCGTATGCTCTGATGAATTAAGAATCATGAGATTTTCTATACGATTATCTGAGCGAACACCATTTATATGATGTATAACTTCTTTTCGCGACAACTTTCTTCCAAGATGTTTTTCCATAATGATACGATGTTCAAATAATCTTTTACTTATTCCACGAATAGGATTAATGACAACATATCCACCTGAGATAGATTTTCCATTTATAAAATTAGCTTTCTTTATAATATCTATTACTCTTTGATTATGCGTTTTTCCATAAAAAGGATTTCTTTTTCCAAAACGAATTTCAGATAAATTTAATCTATAGCATTGATTACTACAAAAAATCATCTTCCCATTTTTATTATTATATTTCTGGCTTGACGATGCTTTGAATTTCTTACCGCATTTCCTGCAAGGCAATATATTTGTTGTAATAATCCTTTGTTTCTTTTGGCAAGTCATCAAATTTTCCGCCACCATTATGCCATTTTTTAACATCCCCCATCCCCCAGTTATAGGTTGCTATTTTGTTCAAGCTATTAACTGGTATTTTATAGCTTTTTAAATATTTTTCAATAAGTTTATTCATATACCAATCAGCCACCAACTTATTCTTATTCTCATTAAACAAATCCTCTTTACTAAACTGAAGGTTAGGATGGTAGTTATTCCATTCCTTTAAAGCAATTGGTGTGATCTGTCCTAATCCTCTTGCCTGAGACTTTTCATTGAAAGCCTTAGCATTGCCAGAAGATTCAATCTGATATATTCTATCCATATCAACTTTTTGTGGTTGTTGAGCAGCTTGGGCGTTGCCTGCCATTGCACCACCTGCGATGCCTGCTGAAGCCATAGCCATAGGGCCAACAATACCAAGAGACTTATCACCATTCTGCACCTCGTGCCAGAGGGCGGTGAGTTGGGATTTTGTTTGGATTTGTGATGGCTCAAATACTGCATAAACATCTGATATTTCTCTATCTGGTCGGCGTTCTTTACTAACAATAGGGGTATCCACAGAATCAGCAGCATTTTTAATAATTAAACCATCATGCCCTTTTTGTTTTGCTTCCTTTACCCAATTAGCCAATTCTTTTTCATTGTAAGAAAATCCTTGCTTATCAACGACCATTGGATTTTTTAAATCAAGAGTTACCTCTTTGACTTCTCCAACAAACGCTTTATTTTCTTCTCCCAGTGCGGCATTTTCATATTTCTCTAACGCTTTTTGATGTTTCCGCCAGTCAATATTATTTCGACTTTTTTGAGCAATTTTTTCAAGACGTTGAACTTCTGCTTGAAGTGCTTCTACCTGTGGCATATCGCCAAGATTTGCGTAACCTTCAGAAATTTCTTTTTTGCTTGTGAAGAAGAACGCATTTTTAGCGCTCTCCGCCTTTGTAAGTTTACCTAAATGAGCGGGGTCAAAATCCTGAAATTGATATTTCGTCCCATGATAAACCTTCGGTTGCGCCTCCACAAACTCCTCCGGCGTCTTGTACTTCCTAGCTTCGGCACGTAACAAATCATCTCCAGTACTCGCAAAGCCGCCTTGTCCACTTAATCGTTTTGCAGCACTACCACCAAACGCACCAGGAGGGACTAAACCTTGTTGCTTATATCTTGTTTTTCTAGATTCAAGGTATCTCCTAGCATCTTCCGGATTGAGATATTGAGAAGCTTCTTCGGACATACCAGTCTTTAGGGGCTTTTCGCTTGTATATACCGATGGTTCTATTGGTTTATGTGGTGTAAATGGTTTTTCTGGAATATTACCTCTTTCTTGTAAGTATTTCGGCGTATACCCAATGAGTTGTTTCTGCTTAGCTGGTGTTCCTAGCCCAGTTAATAATTCAGGAGTTATAGGTACTTTCTTAGGATACATAGATGGAATATCAATTTCTTTAAACATACTACGAATAATATTATTGGCATCATTTTTAGATTTAATCCAATTTTTAACTCCAGCCATTGCAAGACCTCTAGTAACCTGGGCAGGATTACCAGAGAGTGTTCCAGATAAAATGTCACCGTAAGACCACACATCGGAAATATCGAAGAACCCCTTAGGAGCCTGACGACCCTTAACGACTATTCGAGGCAAAACTTCTTTCTCTAAAGCTCTAAGAGCACCATACTCTTTGCCAAGGTCTCCGTAACTCTTGCCAAATTTTCCAGCAATAATATCGTCAAGTTCATTGCGGAGAGTTTTAGCTACATTCGCTTCAATCAATTTAACATTGTCTGGGATTAAGTTTGGATTCTTATAAAAGGGAGCTAAACTCTTATTGATGTCAGTCAAAAGATTATGAGCTTCAGTAATAGGAATTTTGCCCTGTTCAGTAGCCGAAACAATTACATCATCAATTGACTTAGCAAAGGCTGGATTATTAACTTTGACATAAAGACTTTGTTTTAATGGTAGCAATGATTTTTTATAAATATCACCTATATCAACCATCTCATCTACGCCATTTGAAATCTCGACTCTTTGTGTCCAAACATCTTTTTTGCGCTGTAGAATCGCTTCGAGAAAATCATCGAGATTTTCTGGTACTTTTCCAGTTTCTTCGCCAAGTTGAATTTTATCCTTATTGCCAACAATACTTTTAACACCCAAAACAACATCATTCTTAAATTTGTCAAGTTGGTAAGCCTGACCAGATTTTCCTTGCACAGACGGACGAACGGCTTGATTAAATGAAGACAAGATCTTCTCATCAATATCTTTCTCAGTAATAGGCTTTGGCTGAAATGCTTCAAATGGATTAAACGTAGCTTTAATTGGTGCTCTTGCGCTTGTAGGCATTAAAGTTTTTAAATGTTGTTCATATTTACCTAATTCCTTAACACCTTCAACAAAACCCTTACCAACTGGTGTTGTTTTAGCAATAGCTCCGGCAGTTGTTCCTGCAATCGGTATTTTTCCTATAGCACGTCCAGCAACCCCTAATCCAGGTAACCCAAAATAAGTTGATGGTGTTTTTAAAAGATCTGACACATCACCAGCTACACCATATTCAAAAGCTTTTAATGGAGCAAGAAATCTATCAATTTTTGATTCTGGATTTAATATTTTAGATAAAGCATCAAGATAAACTTCTCGACCAGGCTTTTGTCCAGCAGTTACATTAACAGGAGTAAATGCTGATCGGAATGGATGTTCTTTAACATTTTCGACGAAACGTGAAACACTAGATTCTTTAGGTGTCGATTGCTTATTTATACCTAACTTAGAAGCAACTTCATCTATATCCGATTGTGACGGCATAGAATCAAAGTTAACAACCTGCCCAGTCTCAAATCTTACTTTTGGCATTTATTCCTCGACAGTATAACCTATACCAGTTGAAGTTTTACCAGTTGAAGTTTTACCAGAATTTGAATTACCGCCAGCTTGCCCAAGACTACCAACTTTTTCATACAACGCTTTATACTTACTAGCGAATGTCGGTTCATCAATTTCAGCAACCTGCATTTTATTCAATAAAGCTGTCTTTATTTTGTCTCGCATTTGTTGAAATAAAAACATTCGATCTTCTAATGGTAGTGTTAAATCCCCAAGACCTTGTTCGACTCTCTGTACATCAAATTCAGTGATTGGACCTTTTTCTTCCATCAACTTCCTAGCCAATGGTATCAATTCTTGAGCAACTGTTCCGATATACTTATTTACCCATTGATCTGACTTTGAAAACCTTGCTATTGTCGATCCAAGTTTATGAGCAGCTTGTGGGAGTACGCCCCTTGGAGATATAAGACCACCTCTGGAGACAGGCAAATTTTTAGCAACCTGCTCAACCTTATCTATCGCATTAAAGACCTGCATAGCATCCGATGTATATATATCTAAGGCTTTCCTTGCCTTTGATATCTGCTTAATGTCTTCAGACTTTCTCAATACTTCCAATTTATTCTGTTCTTTAACCTCAGGATTCTCAACAATCATAGGAGCATTCTTGTCGCCAAACATAGCTGGGTTAATCATCCACCCTTCAGGCACAAATCCAGGTTGTCTCCTACCTTGAGGCATACCCCCCTGCCCAGCACCATTAGGCGACATCATTGGAATCTGCAACTGCGGAGGCGAAGTGAAGCCGTCTCTATTCATAGGAGTACCAGTAGACAGTACAGGCAGCACAGAGTCAAATGAAGCATTCGGCCCTTGAGGTTGCTGAGGCGCGTTCATCTGCCCCATATAATCCTGAGCAATACGTTGTCTAACCTGGAAAAATGGATCTTGTTCATTTGTGAACTGAGATTTCATCCGTTCAAGTTCAATTTGATCCGCTAACTTTGCTTGACGTTCTGCTTGAGCCATATATTGTGACATTTCAAATTGACGTTTTTGTTGCATCTGTTGTGAAAAAGCATCGCCTAAGTTCCTAAGGCTTTCATATGTATTTTGCCAAACCATTATCCACCTCCCCATCTAGGAAGATATTGACCCCAATTGAATTGTCCGCCACCAAAGCCACCTGAACCACCAGCCGCACCACCACTCATTGCACCAGGCAACATTGGGAGAAATGTCCTAGCCCAATTTGCTGCACTCTCTAAACCAACATCCCATCCACCCATAGCAGCACCAGCTAGCGGACTGAAAAAGCCGACTGATCTTGCCTTTGCAAGATCTCGTTCATATCTTTCCTGATCTGTTAAATAGTCAGCCATTGCTCTTTGCTCATTATATTGCTGTTGTAATTGAGCTTGAGAATTTGATTGATTTTGATCTGCTTCAAAATAACGTCCATAAACATCTCGATATGGATCAATCGCTAATCTTGAGCCTAGACTATATCTGGCTCTTTCATTACCTTGGTTAGCAAGATAAGAGCCAACATCAAAACCAACTCTTCCTATTGCTCTTGCTGTCTGTTCAGCTAAAGCAGGTGAATTAGCCATTCCAGATAAAGATAGCGAATGTCTAATCGATCTTTTCAAATCTGGCATGATATTTTGAAAATATTGGTTGCCAAGAGCAGACTCTATAGACGTTGGCTGAAACTGATTGTAGAAATCTGTACCTCTGCCTAAATCAGCTAGAGCACCTTCTCTAGCTCCATAAGCCAAAGGCATTTCTCTCCTTCCCCAAGCAGTTGCTCTCCCAAATAAATCTTCGGCAGTCGGTAACTGTACTGGATCTGGAGGAGAATACTGTGTCCTTTTCTTGCTTTGAAAGCAACCACCGCCTATCTTTGGAATTATAATTCCGGTTCTATTTAAATAAAAACAAAACAACCAAAAGAATATACTAGACAATAGCAGCATTATTATTCTCCTTTATTACAAAAGTTATCAAATCATCTTCCCCAGAGTCAATTTCAAAGCCTAGCCATTTTATCCATTTCTCAGATTCAGCATTACGTTCTAAAGTTGCGTAAATTTTATCATACACTTTCATCCACTCGATCAATTCACGCTTTACATATTTGCATAAAGAGATAACATTCGACTTATCAACACATGCTACCGTCCAAAAGTTCAGCGAATCATCTTCATTCCTAATCAGAACAGCAACATAGATCGGCCTATTGTTTTCCAGCAAGCAAAAAAAATCAACAGCATATAAATTAAAAAATTCAAAGGCGCTGAGTTTTTCTTTGACTAAAAACTTATAAAGGTTTCGAGTTTCACTTTCTGGCGCTTCGTTTAAAAGTTGGTTAAGTTCGTCTTCTGTTAATTTGCGGGTTGAGATCATTAGCTTCCATATCCAACAATTACACTTAAATAAGAATCGCCTGGAGTATTTAATCCATGTAAAGAAATTGTAATATCATAAACTGTACCATTAGTTAATGATGAAACATTTACTGAACCCGTTATTTGAGTTGGGCTTGTAGAAGCTGCTGGAGTAACTGCTGTCCCAGATTGTCCTCCAATATCAACAGTAACGGTTGCTGTTGCAGAACCAGCTCCTCTAGTCCAAGCTCTAGCGTAAAATGTTACTGTAGAAACTCCTGCAATCTTCGCCCATTGAATCTTTGGCATAATTTGAGTTGCAGAAGTTTGTTGTGTAGAATAAAAAAGATTATTTAATGTTGGGTTAGTTGGTGCAACTGTTGTACCAAGAACTAATCCATTATTTCCTGCGGATGCCGAATCTGCCCCAACAAATGAAAATATAAGATTACCTATTCCAGTTGGTTTTGTCCAAGTTGTATCACCCGCCCAATAGGTCGTTGCGCTTGCTGATGTACCGCTATTCAAATTTGTAACAGGAAGATTCCCAGTCACACCATTAGCTAAGTTTACCTGCGCCCAAGCCGGGTTATTAGAAGAACCTGTATTTGAAAGGTAACGAGTGACCGTTGTGTTCTTATCCAAAAAGACAATATTAGTTCCATCAAAATAAGGAAAACCACCTTGCGCCGGAGCTGCTGTTAACGACCATGCTGAACCAGTATGATAGAGAAGCATCCCTGCGGCTGGGGTGCCTGAAAAGTTAGGCGTCCTGACAAATGATGACCCTGTGTCAAAATATAAAGTATTATCAGTCGTCAAGAAAATAACACGTCCAGGTGTCCCTGCCGCTGGCAAAGCACCAACGATCTCAAGGAAACGATAACCTGAAGATGTGTCGGCATTTGTGTTGTCCATTCCATTTCCTAACTCATTAACAATAACGTCAAAATTACAATTAAGGTTGTCAGCTGTTACTGACCCCCCCGTGACATATGTATTGCATCTTGAAACAGTACCTGCAAAAGAATCGTTTACAAAATTAAAAAATAAAGCTAATATTAAAGCAAATAAAACTAATGGAGAAAATATTTTATGAAAAATAAAGACAAACTTGGAAGATTCGTTAAAGGGCATAGGCTTTCTAAGAGACTTGGGAAATTCGTTAAATGTGGATCGTGTAACGAGAAAGTTTACAAAAAACCTTTTGAGAAGTGGACGCGATTTTGTTCTTATAAATGTTATTGGAAATCTCTCAAAGGAAAGATTGCTTGGAATAAAAATCAAAAGCCTGTTAAGTGCCTTAATTGCCAAAAAATAATATTCCGTCCAAAATGCCTTATAAGAAAAAGGAATTTTTGCTCTTATGGATGTTATTGGAAATCCAAGATTGGCAGAACGGCTCCTAATAAAGGTAAAAAAAATCTTAATGCCAGTAGAGATAAACATTGGAATTGGAAGGGTGGAAGAGTTGTTGATCCTTATGGATATATATTTATTCATAATCCAACCCATCCATTTTGTGGCAGAAAGGGTTATATTAGAGAACATCGTCTTGTGATGGAGGAGCACATTGGACGCTACATTAAACCTAAAGAAATTGTTCATCATATCAATGGTATTAAGCACGACAATAGAATTAAAAACCTTATGCTTTTGAAAAACAATTCTGAACATAGAAAACTCCATGCTAAGTTAAGAAAAAAAGCTATTCCCTCTCCCACGGCATAACTCTTCCAAAAATTGTCATTCTCTGTAGTATAACATTCTGCCCAGATGTACTATTTCTTGTCCTAACTTTCATCTTCTTAAACCTGCCATACTGCTGAAGCTGTATTGTTCTTCTCGCTAATCCTGAATCATTTAATGTCGTTGGTAATGTAATTGGCAAGGTATTACCATTTGCAGCTAAACTAACAGCACCAATACTTGCCCAACCTTTGTTATCTAAGTTAATATAGTTTTCTGCATAGAAATTTCCTGTAGGATCAAATTCAAACTCAATTGCATCGAGTATTTTGAAATTCTCTGGTTCATCAAAATCGATATCTCGTGTGATTACTTCCCAAGCTATCCCAATAGGCGGGGTTGATGTTGTACTTGTAATTGTATTCGGTCCCTTTGGATAATCACTAATATTTGATGTAAAACACTCGATAACTCTCCCGTCATTTGCATCCATATAAAATAATCTTTCATCAAATATTTCCCACTCTGCAGGAAACCAACCATCGATGATATACCATCCTTGTGCTATAAAATCATAAGCTAAAACAGTATTATTGACCGTTGATGTACCAGTCGGCACGGCTAATATAAATTTATTATCAAAATAAATTCCAGCTGCTAAATCAATGTCATCTCGATTAATTGTTAATGGTCCTGTACCATCAAAGATGTCTTGGATTGGCTGAGAAACGATGTTTGTTAAAATCTTATCAAAATCAGATCTAACTAAACTCCTAACTGCAATCGGGTTACTTGATAAAAACCACTGGTCATCACCCATACTAACAACAGATCGTGGGGCAATTAACCCAATAACTTTACTAATTGGTTGTACTGTCCAATCGATAAGCGGTGTTGCTCCAGTAATATCAAGAACAAAAATACTTCTTTCTTTATATATAATAAGTTCATTTAAACGAAACGGTACAAGTCTCTGAACAGCTTGTCCATCACCTGTATTTATCTTAGCAGCATCGCTGGCACTAAAAACTGTTGGCTCAAGATTATTCGAAAAATATACCCAATCTTGTTCACTAGGATTCCCAGATAAAAAAAGATAATTTCTAAGCCAAGCACCTATCTTGGCGGTAGGTGGAGATGTTGGATATGTACCTGCTGTTACATAACTAGCACCGCTATACCAAGTTGTTTTATCTTGCCCATTAAGAATAAATAAGAGATCATTTGCTTGAATAAATTCAGTATCATTATTTACTGTTTGTGGACTTGTTGGATTTATTATCGTCCAATCTTGCGATGAAGATAAAGCTCTAACAATATCAACTCCTGAAGCAGCTACGAAATATGACGTATTTCTATCTGGATCAAAACGTCCTGTGCCACGGAAAGGAACATCACTAACATCTTTAACAAAAAGAGTTTGTCCTTTCCTCTTTGAAACTTTTCCTTTAACTGATAAAACAACATTAACTAATGACGTTCCTTGATTTGGTGAGAGGATATCAGAGGCAGAATTGCTAACCATCCCACCAGAAAAGTCATTAATCCTAACTTTTCTAAGTTCAGATTGAGAAAGAGCAGATCCTGTCCATAACGACAGAATGACAATTATTGAAAATATCTTTTTCCACATTATCGTCTATGTGCCTGCATTGAAGATGAAACCATCTTATGCTGATAGTCAGGACCAAGAGAACCTTGGACATTTGTTAATAAGAGACGTAGCTCTGCTTCGGCTCTTTGTTTTAACATTGCTGCCTTATCAACTCCTTCTTTACTTTGTTCAAAGCTCAAAGAAGCTGAATTAAATATAATATAGTTATCAGATTCAGCGAATGGATAATCATTGTCATCAACTAGTTTTCTAAAACTTTTTTTAAATAACACCTTGATACTTGTTGTCGAATCATCAGGGATTCGTCCTAACCTAAAAGCTTTATACCTGAGAACTCTTTCAATGCTATCTATCTCAGCTAAAACATTACTAGATGAATCAGCTACTGTAATATAGCCAATAGAATCAGATCCCTTGCTAACGTGTGTTATCTTATAAAATGTTGTTGACCCAGATACATAAGATGTACCAGTAACAATAATATTCTCATAACCAATAATTAAAAAAGCTGAATCTAAGTAACCTTCAATTCTTACTGTTACAGCAGAATCAGACGAAGATGAACTCTTAACTTTAACTGTGCTTCCTGAAGTACTTACCTGAACACGAACGCCTACAACTTCTTTCGGGTAAACTGTATCAGCATCAGCCTTAACAGAATTATTAACATTTGCTTGATTTGCATCATAGTATTCTTCTTCTGTGCTTATTGTTAAAGGGTTATCATTTGTAATATCATAAAATCTAAACGGTTTATCAAAATGCTTTGGCATATAATATAAGGCCGTTCCATCGACTGTCGTAAATGTGTGCTGATCACGAAGCTCAGGCCAGTAGTCATAAATATTATACAGCGATTGCAAAGATAGGTTGATGTAATCTCCAACAACATTATTTTTATAATCATTGTCTAGTGACCTTTGTGCCATCCTGGCAATAACTGTCTTAAGCTCTGAAAAGCTATACATTAATTTATCCTCACCTTAGGTTCTGGCTGAACATGACTTATCCGAATAACGACAAAACTTTTAGTTTTTTCAACTACCTGATAATTAATAATTGCCTTAAAAATTTCACTTATCTTTTTATCTCCAATTGATGGACAACTATTTTCTCTGATAATAAACCTAGGGCTATATTTTGTGATGAGCGGCATAATCAAATAACTTTTCTGTTGCCAACCAAGGAAGCATTTTTAATTAAAACAGTTGCTTCAATTAATTCGTTACCATTCTCGTCCATTTCAAGCTTCAATCCTTCAACAGAAAGATCGACTCGCATTGATCCCTTATCGCCAAAATTTAGTCCTTCATATAAGCCAGGAAATCGTTTATCGAACACAACAATCATCCGTTTCTCTGACGGAAAATAACGCCCTTCCTCCATGCGATCTCCTTAGTATGTTACGACAACACTAACAGGACTTGCCGTTGCACCTGCACTTTTAAATGAAACTGCACTAGTTATGAAATCAGATAAATATAAATCGCTTGCTCCATCTAACTGAAATGTAGAGTTTGGAGTGTCAACATAGTTTGAAGCTGGGATGCTGGTTCCTTTGGCACTTATAATAACATCAATCGCAGATCCATTGTGTATCCAAATATCTCTTGAATTTGCTGGGAACGTAACAGTATTAACAGTATTTGCTGTAACACTGACCCAGCTGGCAAAAACATTCGTCAATACTCCCCTGTTCTGCGCAAATGCTTGAGATGCACATAATAAAAACAAAACTATTAAAATAATAAACTTTTTCACCTTAGCCTCCCTTTAAATTGTTGTTCTCGTTGGAGTTCAGTGAGAGACTCCACGCACCATTTACATTTATATTTATTATCCTGTCTTGACATTCTAAAATCACGTTCAGGATACCAGTAACTGCAAACAACGCAAAGCCTATGCTGCCCCTTTGCCCATGCTGGCCGACGACCCATCTCCCACCTCTCCGTAAAAAATTCCCAATGAAAAAATCAACATTAATCCCGATACAGCTGTATGCACTGTATAAATTCCCATAGAACAAATGAAATGAGCAAACACCGATGCAAAAGCAGTGACCATAAGCTTCGTCTTTCTTGCATAGATAAATTTAAAAACTAGATCAAGGATAATAAATAAAACAGAAAATAAGCCAACGTAACCTAAGTCAAATAAAACCTCAACAATATCATTATGCACATGCTCGTAACGATGCTGTACTAAACTATTTTTATCTTTATCAATATTAAGAAATTGATATTGTGCTTTTGGTGAGATTCTCATAAAATTTCCAAGTCCATATCCAAATATAGGATTAGCTTGAATAACTTTCTTGACTTGGAGGCTAGGCGTTTCTACCACGATCTTTCCAGAGTTTACAGCTTTAACAGTATGTACTATCAATCTCCATCGCTCAGTCACAACATCTATGTTCATTTGTTCTTTATATTTAAAGAATATAAATGATGTTGCCAAGACAGCTATAAAGAAAATAACTATTCCAACCCTTGCACCCTGAATATAAGATATGAAAAACATTGTCGAGAAAGCGCTTACCCAAGCTATCGTCGTTGTAGATTGATATATGCTTAATATTGACAATGGAATGGCTACAGGTAAATAAATCAAAACGTACGAAATAGTTGAGGCAAAGAATAATCCCATTTGGTTATGGCTACCTGAAAAAGCCACAGTATCATCAAGGCTACGATCTCCAACCTTGTTGAAAATTGGATCTAGATTAAAACTTTGCAAAATAACCCAGAATACTTGAATTGCAAACAGAATTAAAATAGTACCAACTGCTTTCTTTCTAAAATCATGATCTTGTAAACTGATCCACCAAATTGCACCAATGCTAAAATAAACCTGGTAAAGACAAAAAATTGCCCTAGGATGTTGTTGTGCAACAACAACTGTTGAAAATAAGCACACTAAAGAAAATAAGGCATATCTCCAGTTAAATTTAAAAAAGAAACATGATATGAAGAAAAGATAAAAAGAAAATAACCAAACATATTGAACATACCAAATATCTGTGCCACGTATTGGAATAATCCCAGATAATGGAACTATAATCAATGATGCCAAGGAAAGCTCTTTTAATCCGTATCTCATAAGAGGAGAGGGGGAATTTCTCCCCCCTCATTTCTCCTTTTAACTCTGACCACCAACTTTACCACAAGCAGCTCTTATGCCATCTAAGCTCCAATTCCCACTCGGGAAAGAAGAATAAGCTTGGATAGTCGCCCAAGACGCGACACAAACATCTCCAGTTTCGTCTACCCACATATAATACTCTGTTTGATAGCCAGAAGCTGTTGATGTAGAACTAAACGCAATATACCCGGGATTCCCGGTCAAATCAAGACCAGTTACCCCGACATTGGTAAAATTACTTCGTGTATGCGTGATCGTAGCAGGCGAAGCATTTCTCGCCACTTGCGCATAAACAACGCCCACAAAGAGGAAAGTCAGAGATAACAATAATGCTATTACTTTCTTCATTATTCCCTCCTTTGTTTAAGCACCTTGTGAACCATACGTTCCTAACCAATGAGAATACCCAACCGAGAATCTCATTCTAGCGAGATGTTTAAGATTAGTGGAATCGAAGTCTGTTCCACGTCTCAAGTCACCTAAACGAACACGCCAGTAAAACTTCAAGTGATGCGAGTCTTTATCTGCTAACAACGTCCATCCATCGGTATCAGTCAGATAATGACCTTGCATATACTGAAGTTCTTTTAGTTGAATTGCATTTTTTTCATTGTTGGCAGAATATGGCTTATATTCTGATTTAATAATTTCTTCTGCAATGTTCCACAAGTCCGACGGGATATAAAGCATGCGCGCTTTACACGGATACTTCAAGCCGCGTTGATCGGTGAACTTCTCAAATGCAGTTAAAGCTGCAGTTAAAGAAGTCACAGATAAGTCAGCTTGCACTGAAGGTGTATTCGCTTGAGTCCCACCATCAAGATCAGGATGGACTAAAGAGAATAACGGAACACCGTCAAAGCCGTTTGTGCCATAACCATTGTTAATGACATTTGCTGAAGTCGTTTCAACGGTTTCAATTGCGCTACGCTTCAACGCCTGCGGCAACTTGTTGAATGTCTCAGGTGTATGAAGGTTATCTTCAATCGCTTCTTCAGTGATCTCGTAACCACAATCTGTTACCCCTCATCTAATTAAGACGAGTGCCAAAATCATTTCTGTTTTGGTCTGCACCTTTACATATACGTGCAGTTCGGACTGTAACATCATCCACGTGGGATGAAAGGCGTCCAGTCTCTACGGATTCAGAAATGGACTTTAAGCTTTGCATAGCTCTTAAATAAGAATAATCAATTTCACCATAAGGAATTTTCCTCCAACTTTTACCACAGTTATTGTTCATAAGAAGAAATCGTCTCTTGAGAAAATTTAACATTAATTCTGCTTGAACCTTTTTCTGACTAAACATAAAAGGCAAAACTTTCTCAATCAAATTAATCATATTTCCGATTCCACCAATCATCAAGTCGAATCTGGGCTTATGATTGACAATTGCTTTTTCTCTTCTAACTGTTGAGGTAATTCCATTCTCATTAAGAATCTCATTACACTTATTTAATAAAATAAAATCAGTATTGGTTATAGAAATAGATAGAACAAAATGCTTTCTATTATTTCCAGCCTTATTTATAGAAAAGCATCCTTCGCCTTCAATAATTCCTGCTAACCAACCTAATTCAATTTTATTGTCCATTTCTGTCTTTCCTCGGTATTGTCCTAGTTATGATTCAGGAGTTCCACCGATACAGCCTTTTTATTCATTCTGATATTGCTACCAGAAGCCCCAGGTAAACGGTTTAGGGCATACGTTTTATGAAGATACGTCTTCGCGATGCCAGGTAACAAAGTATCGTAAGTCGCATCTACACCCTCATCCTTTTCTGGCATCGTACCAAAACCAGAAATATAACTGTCCTTCTCAGACTGTTTCGTCGATCCTTGGATGTTGAAAACATTGGAATACTCTTCTTTCCAACTTTTCAATCCATCCTGCCAGCCCTCATTTAGGTTAGCGTCGAGGAAATCGACTATTGTTGACGTATTGATTGGGGGCATCTTTTATTCCTCCTAATTACTTAATTGTTTAATTAAATACCAGCAGCAGCACTTACACCGAATGCACTCTCGTTGAATACAACATACATATCGGCGTGTTGTCCATAAGCGTTTGTCGGATCGACTACAATTCCAACAACACGGAACTGAAGACCAGTATTAAGTGCTGTTGTCTGCGCAAAGTCGAGTTCATGAGCACTTCGTGCAGTAGTTGTGCTGCCAGTCCCTGCGATATGGTCAAGTGTTGCACCAATATCAGCAGCTGCCGGAGCAGTTGAAGCTGTAGACGATTGAGCAACGAACACGGCACCAGGAACTGCCATGGCAACTAAGGCATACCCTGCAGTTGACGAGGCAAGGTACTTAGTCGACACAGCTGAGTTCGGGTGACCGATCGGATGACCGTTTGTGTCATATAAAGCAACACAAACACCAGCAGCAGACACCCCAGCATCGGCCGCCGCCGGACGAACAGAGCCAGCAGCGTTCAAGGCCATAACGTCACCGACAAAGACATTGGTGCCATTACTTGCATCAATTGGGAAGCGTCGAAAAACATGAGCCTTCCCAATCCCGGCTGCAGGACGAAACCCCATTACATTATCGCGATTTGCCATTTTAAAACCTCCTAAACGTAAAAAACCCCAAGCAGCACTATGTGGCTACTAGGGGTCTTTTTCAGACTTACCTTAAATTTAACTTTTTGTCTTGTTCCGAGTCACCTCGATTGAAAACTTTGCTTCCGACCTAACGGTCTATTCTTCTCTTGGATTTCTTTTTCCCATACCTAAATCTTCAGCGTGTTGAATACCACGCATTGAGTCATGTATGTCACTTCCGCCGACTGTTTTGTCGCCGTATTTAAGTCTTTGACTTATTGCTTTCATACTATCCGTAGCTTTCTTTTTACGATACTGTTCTTTTTCAAGATACAGCTTTTTAGGCATAAATGCCAAGACCATCCGGCCACGTCGGCATAGTCCATCTGGCGAAATATCAATCTTTGGGTTTAAACCAATCCTAGTTAAATGTTCACAAGGACAAATTTGCCAGCCGCCTTTATTGAAAAGCTGGTTGCTAGTCTTTAGAGAAAGGTTGTCAGTATCGTCGCGAAGAAAACGATATTCAAAATCGGGATCTTTCTTGCTAAGGTAAAAATCATCTACCTTATTGTCATAATCCCTGATGATAGTTGCATTATATTCGTCATAACTTGCTTGAGCTTTTTGTAAACCGTCTTCACCTTCAATAAATTTAATTGTACCTTTATCATCTTGAATATCTTTATCGTTATTCTTAACGGCCATATTTGGCGGCGCCATCGTCTCTTCAAGGCTAGGATCATTATTAAATTTAACTCTATCTGCCTTCTTAATGTAAGCCATTAACGCGCCCCTCTTTCTGCACGAGCCTTTTTAGCTCTTAGTGCTTTTGCTTCAGCTTCTGCTTGTGTATACATTCTTTCAGTAGCAGGATTAATTTGAGAACAATAAGAATTGATTGCCCATTCTTGTTCTTTTGTACTCAATGAAACTTCTCCGTCCTTTTTAAACGTCTGTCGTGAGTTTGACACGCTACTATTTACGGTCATGTCATTTGTAGCGTCAGGGCGTCTTTCTCCAACACGAAGAATCTCCTTAGCTCTCTTAAGAGCTTTTGTATAAATATCAGTACGTAATGGATTACCATTTGCATCAAGAAAATCATTAAATAACTCATTAGCTTTTATATACAACGGATCATCAGGGTTATGATTAGGATGATTTTTATCGAACTCTGGATTCTCAGCAAATGCCCTATCCCTATCTTCAGTTAACTTCTGCGAAAATGTTTTTGCTCTCTCTTCTTGCTTAAATCGATCATAGCCAAGCTGCGCACCTTCCAACTTATCACGTTCTCTTTGATGCAGATATGCCTGTGCCGGTGTAATTTCATTTGAGTCAACTTTTGCTTGCAATGTCTCGTCGCTTAAAAATGATCTATTCCTTCCTTGTCTTGGATCATAAACTACAATTGTTTTCTCTTCAATAAAAGGATTAACTGCCCTATCGTTGCTTCTAAAATCTTCTAATTCTTGAATACGTTTCTCTGCCGCTTCTGCCCTAGCCTCTGCCTGCTCTCTCTTATATTTCTCTGCCTTTGTTTCCGAAGAAAGATGTGTAATGCGCTTTTCATATCGCGTTTGTCTTTCCTCTTTCGCTTGCTCTAACTCACTTACTTCTTCAGTAGAACGTTCTTCAACCTTCTTATTTTGTAATTCCTTCAACCTTACCTCTAACGCCTTGTCGTCTAATTCCGTGACCTTTTTTTGGTCTGTCGATTGAGTCATTTAAATCTCCTTTATTTTTCCATTAACACTAAGTCGCCATTGTTTTTGATTGCAGCTTGTACTGCACCGCTGCCGCTGATACCATTAAAGGACTGATCTTTAGATTTAACCCATCCACTCTTCTCAAACTCAACAACTCGATCAACTCTAACATAACGTGTTTGCTTTTTTGTTTTTACTACAGATTTATTCTTACTCAAAACGTGCTCTTCCATTTAATAACCCCCTATTTTAGGTTTAACTCTTTTTGTCGGTTTCTTCTTGCCGCGAATCCTCTGTTTCATTGCTCTACCTTCTGGCATACATCCCCCTATGTTTTAACTAGTTCCTCAACAAGACTCATCCTGTCAGCATACTCAGCTGGTTCTTTGATTGACTTTGATAACACCACATTCATACTAGCAATACCACCTTCTTTTATATTCAACTGAAAAGAAATATTTCCAAAAAACTTCCCATCTCTCAATCTTTCAAGTTCATGCTTCATAGAAACAAGATACCAGATCATTAAATCAATTCACTTTCAATAAAATAAACTTCTTCAGATTTACCACAAGAAAAATACCTAACTTGATATTGAATACCTTTATGAGCAATCCATATTCCGATAATTAAACCAACTGTACCATCCAATGGGACTATCTTAACACTCTCATATAAATTAAATTTATTCTCAATCATTCTACAAACATCTCCTCAATCTTAATCACCTCTTCAAAGCCTTGACACTTACCTGCGTAAAACTCTCGCTTCTCGCAACCAGCTGACTTCAACGTCATCATAGAATTATTTAAGCAAGTCAAAATCTCATCTTTCAAATCAGACCATTCCGGCTGGCTCCCTCTGAAGAACTCCTTCAAGCGGAGACGGCGCTGCTTGTCCATTTCCTGTGTTTCCTTGACTGATGCCATTCATTCCTCCTTGTGGCATACCAGACATACCTGGCTGCATTCCTTGTGGACCCATCATGCCGGATTGCATCATTACCATTTGTTGCGTAATTGAGTTTTTATACATTTGTATAGTATCAGCAATGTGCGCTGCAATGTTCTGTTTAACTGAATCAGGAACGTTAGGATCCATCATAGGCATATTATGTATTTTAATATGGTAAACATGATCCTCGCCTTCTGTCGGAGTACCAGTATCGCCTTGCATGAACCTAGCATTTTCTTCTTCAGGTGTCTGCACATTGTCACCTGCAGCTTGTGGCACAATTCGAGAAAGACCTGTGTTATCGTCTAACCCATCAACAAGCCATTTAGTTAATGAATGAATTGCTTGAAGTCCTTGTGCTGTCTGTGGGCTGAATAATGGATTCCCAATTAAAACATTATAAACAGCCAATCGCTTGCTAACCTCTAACGTCTTATTCACATTCAAAATATTGCCGGTCAATTCAAAGTCAGGTATCGACTTCAAATCAAAATCTTGATATGTAACATTTTGAAATTCCCACGGATTATCCTTATCGTTCCCAGCAATTCGCATAAATTTATTTGGCGGCATGTTTTCTTTATAAAGTAAAAACCACTTACGAAAGATCTTTTTAAGTGTTTCATTCTTTCGTTTAATAATCATATTCAAACGTACACTGCCTTGAGCAACAACAGCTTCAACTTTCTTCCCAGAAGCAGACGGATCTATTGTACTTTCAAGGCCCGCTGAATACTCACTAATACCAAATAACAACTGCGCCCAATAAGAAACGGTATCCATCAGCAACTTCAACGAAGCGTTTGGAGCAGGTAACTGAAAAATCTGCACACCATTTGGGTCTGATGTTGGGTACATATAACCATGCTTGATTTTCTTTGGCTCATTCTTCTGATTACCAAACGGTGAGAAGAATGCAATCGGTTCATTTGAATTTACCGTACCACGAAGAAACTGATTGAACAAAGCGTCGTAAGCCGTCTGCGGTCCATCCATCAACTCTAAGACACCAAGAGCACATCGTCTTCCTTCATCATCTGGCATGAAGTAGTCAATATCAATTGGTCGTTCCTTTAATGGAAACTTATTTTTTCGCAACTGACATAGCACCTCATTCTCAACATCAACTAATGCAATAAACTCATCTTCAAGCTCATCATAGTCTTCAAGTTCATTCTCCTTGCCTTCCTTTAACACATTGATACGGATACGTCCATAAAACTCAATAAACTCCTTCTCATACTTCACTATTGAAGTATCACCATCATAATCAGCAATCTTATTTGACATTGTTGTCTGACCTTGCCAGTCTACTATCTCATCAATAGCTGCTGGATACATCTTGCCCTGCAAGCTCTCACGATAAAACATATCGTACGTTAATCGCACAACCTTCATCTCATAATGAGGCGTCTTCCCCATCATCGCATTAGGTGGCTGAATATAATCACGACGAGAGAAAACTTCAAACTTTGGACCATTGTAAAGTAGTTTTGTTTTTTCAACCTCTTGATATAAAACTTCTTTTGTGTTTGGGTCAAATAAAGGTTCAGTAGGATTGGCTGGATTGTAAAGTATCTCTCTGATTATTTCTGTACCGTACTGTTTATCCCAAGTCATTATCCATGGGCATTCGCCGTTCTTCGCCGAACTATGGAACAAACGATCAGTGCATCTAAATAAGTCAAGCTCGTTATCCATTGACCAATTACCAAACACACTGACCTTATTCACCTTCTTAACATCACCTTCTTCTGTCGGCAATACACGCAGCACCTCTTTTGGTGAGTGGATAACATTCATCACGTTGGCGTGAATCACTTCAGTAGTTACTGTAGATAATGGAGAGACATAAGTGCTATCGTCACCATCAGAGCCTTCAGGTATATGTGGAACCATTCGATAAACTTCATCATATTTATCTAACTTATCACACAACTCTTTATGCTTCGGCAATGCTTCTTCATGACGATCACAAATCCATCTAGCGATCCGTTCACGTTCAAGCATGTCAAGCTCGACTAAAAAGCCTTTGTTCTTAACCTTGAGTTCCTTGAGATAATCCTTCTCATTCTCGACTTCTATCTCTTTGACAATCTCATCATTTGAGCGTGTCAGGTCTTCAGGATCTGTTTGTAGCCCGTCTGGCATTATGCATACCTTTTAATTTTCTTTTTCATCTTACTTTTATTATAACAACCAATTTTTAATTGTAAAAAATATAATTCATCTTCTAATGAGTTATATAAAATATGGTTAGTAATAACCCTTTCTCCATCAGCGTTACGAGTAAAATATTTTCTTTGTTCTTTAAATAACTTTAAAAGCTTGATACCTAAATCAACTTTTTTCATATTAACTTTTTTAATAATCCCTCAGGCATAATGCCTTTAGGAATTGTTACTAACTTCTCTTCAACGGTTTGTTGGTTACCAATAATAATGTTGTCTAATTCCAATGAAGCCATTCGCACAGCCAAAGACCAATGTTGCGGATTACCAAAAAATGAAACTTTCATTTTACTATCAACAAATTCGACTTTAAGGATATCTTGGTTTAGTTTACCGTTGTTGCTCATCACTTGATCTCTTTAACAGTGCCAACAATATCAGTCAAATTTACAAGAGTCAACTGATCCTTCGCATGACTATCATAAAAAGTCGTACCAACATACTTACTAATCATCACAGTCTGACCAACGACAATTGATTTCATCTTAAGATAATAGTTAAACTCAAGCAATGTCTTTAATGCAGATGAGTCGCCGTGCTGTGCCTTTTCAGTTAACGAGTTTACGATTGTTTCACTGGCAGCCACTAACGACTCATCGCAAAAACTGTTATCAGGAACATAAATTACCTCAGCTAAGTCAGTGCGACGTTCTTGTGTTTCATCTGGTGCATACAGAATACCACCACCAAGTTTCTCGCCAATCTTCTTCGTCTTAACGAGGATGCGATCACCGAATGGAATGATTTGCTTATGGACTTCCTTAGCTACTGGCATATCAGCCATCACAACTGGAGGGGGAACATAGCCGCCGCCGCCTTTAATGCTATCTGTATTGTCAGGATAGTTTGTAAAAGATTTCTTTTGATATTGCATCCCGCGAATTCCACCTAATTTTGACATGGTCCCCCTCTTAATATTTTTTTAAAAAATTCAAAATATTTTTCTCTACTATTAGAAATTATATATCCTAAATCTTCTTTATTATTTTCTAATCTATTAATAATGTACTTTTTAGCATCATCCTCATTCTCAGGGAGCACAATTATAAATTGTTTATTGTTAGTCATAATTTTAGGAACAAATAAATTTTCAAATTGTTTAAATAAATCTTCACTTATTCTAACAAAGCCAATATTAACCCAACAAATAAGATCATCTTGCTGCAAAGTATAATTACTAGAAACTTTATGCACTATTAAATTCATCTCCACTTTATTTCATCAATTAAAGTATATTTAGCAGCCCAACGTCCGTATTCTAAAAGTACAAATGTATCTGCGTAATCAGGGCTCTTAACTTGTCTTGCCATCATGTCTTCTTTCGTCTCAATTTGGATACGACCTAACGCGTCTGGTGCTTTTGTTCGTATTGAACATAATTGATTTTTAAGTATCTGATATTCACGTTCAGGAATCTGTTTTAAATTATACATTCCCTTCTCAAACTTCTTTGCAACCATCCAGTAGAATTGTGTCCTAAGATTTTTAAACTTTGTCTGGTCGACTGCCTTTTGTCCATAGCCACCGTGAAACTC